TTATTGCCGCTGCCGCCGGTGCAGCTGCTGCAGCGTCTGCAACAGGCCGAGGGCGAACAGCATCAGCATCGCACCGAACACGCACCAAAACACCGCGCTGGTGGCGTACGCCAGCTCCTGCCAGAACGAAGAGGACGGTGTCAGCCAGAAATGGCGGATAAGCAGGCACAGCGGCAGCGCATACAGCGCGCCGAGCAGCGGGCAAAGCAGCCGCTTGCGGCTCGACAGATAGCTGGCGATCGCACCGGGGATCACAAACAGCAGCAGGCCGGTTTCGCCGTGATGCTCATGATCCGTGCTGCCGAACAGGCCGGTTTGCTGGCCGAGAAACACCAGGCTGAACAACAAAAAACAGCTGAGAATGCCCAGCCAATATCTATAACTCGTCATGCGAATTCTCCCCCGCCCAATTACTGCATCAATAGAAATCGGCCTGGCCCCCGCGCGGAGACGCTGAACCGAATTTTTTCCTTGGTCAAAAGAGAGTTAAATGCGCACGGCGGCGCAGGAAATCAGCTTTCTGTGCTGGCTGTCATCGGTCATAGCGTCTAGAATGAACGCCGCCGAACGATGGTTCGCTTCGCCTTACGCTGGTGGTGATTTATGACGTCGTTTTAAGGCTGAATTTATCTCTTATAGCTATCTATATCAAGCACTTACTGGTAAACAATAAGTTATCCTCCGTGAACATAAACGTCGCTAGTTTGTTAAACGGTAACTACATTCTGTTACTGTTCGTGGTACTCGCACTGGGGCTGTGCCTCGGTAAACTCCGTCTGGGCTCCGTCCAACTCGGTAATTCCATTGGCGTTTTGGTGGTTTCGCTGCTGCTCGGCCAGCAACACTTCGCCATTAACACCGAGGCGCTGAATCTCGGCTTTATGCTGTTTATTTTCTGCGTCGGCGTGGAAGCCGGGCCCAACTTTTTCTCGATTTTCTTCCGCGACGGCAAAAACTACCTGATGCTGGCGCTGGTGATGGTCGGCTCGGCGATGGTGCTCGCCATCGGTCTCGGCAAGCTGTTCCACTGGGACATCGGCCTGACCGCCGGCATGCTGGCCGGCTCGATGACTTCGACGCCGGTGCTGGTGGGCGCCGGCGACACGCTGCGCAACACCATCGTCAACGGCCCGGCGCTGCTGGCGGCGCAGGATCATCTGAGCCTCGGCTACGCCCTCACCTACCTGATCGGTCTGGTCAGCCTGATCTTCGGCGCGCGCTACCTGCCGAAGCTGCAGCACCAGGACCTGTCCACCTCTGCCCAGCAGATTGCCCGCGAACGCGGCCTGGACACCGACAGCCAGCGCAAGGTCTACCTGCCGGTGATCCGCGCCTACCGCGTCGGCCCCGAGCTGGTGGCCTGGGCCGACGGCAAAAACCTGCGCGAACTGGGCATCTACCGCCAGACCGGCTGTTACATCGAACGCATCCGCCGCAACGGCATTCTGGCCAACCCGGACGGTGACGCGGTGCTGCAGGTGGGCGACGAGATCTCGCTGGTCGGCTACCCGGACGCCCACGCGCGGCTGGACCCGAGCTTCCGCAACGGCAAGGAAGTGTTCGATCGCGATCTGCTCGACATGCGCATCGTGACCGAAGAGATCGTGGTGAAGAACAGCAACGCGGTGAACAAGCGCCTGAGCCAGCTGAAGCTGACCGACCACGGTTGCTTCCTCAACCGCGTGATCCGCAGCCAGATCGAAATGCCGATCGACGACAGCATCGTGCTCAACAAGGGCGACGTGCTGCAGGTGAGCGGCGACGCACGCCGTGTGAAGAGCGTAGCGGAGAAGATTGGCTTTATCTCGATCCACAGCCAGGTGACCGACCTGCTGGCGTTCTGCGCCTTCTTCATCATCGGCCTGCTGATCGGCCAGATCACCATTCAGTTCAGTAACTTCTCGTTCGGCATCGGCAACGCCGCCGGCCTGCTGATGTCCGGCATCATGCTCGGCTTCCTGCGCGCCAACCACCCGACCTTCGGCTACATTCCGCAGGGCGCGCTGAACATGGTGAAAGAATTCGGCCTGATGGTGTTTATGGCGGGCGTGGGCCTGAGCGCCGGCGCCGGCATCGGCCACAGCCTGGGCGCGGTCGGCGGCCAGATGTTGATCGCCGGGCTGATCGTCAGCCTGGTGCCGGTGGTTATCTGCTTCCTGTTCGGCGCCTACGTGCTGCGCATGAACCGCGCCCTGCTGTTCGGCGCCATCATGGGCGCCCGCACCTGCGCGCCGGCGATGGAAATTATCAGTGACACCGCACGCAGCAATATCCCGGCGTTGGGCTATGCCGGCACCTACGCCATCGCTAACGTGCTGTTAACGCTGGCGGGTTCACTCATCGTGGTGCTATGGCCGGGGATACTCGGCTGATCGATTAGCGGGAGAGATGGATCGGCGATAAAAATATTTTGATTTTTTTGTCGCCGGCCAGAACTTTCGTTGGGGGCCGCAGTCTGAATTAGTGCCACTGCTTTTCTTTGATGTCCCCATTTTGTGGAGCCCGATAATCCCGCCTTTTAGGTTCAAGATTATCGGGTTTTTTGTTGCCTTGAAAAAATATCCCTATAAAACAATGACCCGCAAAACACATAACCACCCTGTGGCGACAAAGTGGCGACAGCAATTTTACGGACATAAAAAAACCTGCTTTCGCAGGCTTCTTGTTAAATCCAAAGTGTTCCCTGATTGCTTCGGGTTGGGTGTGGCGGAGCGATATCAACTTTGCCCGGTGATACGATCTGCCGCTGAATAGATTCCAACGTCACAAAAGTACAACTGCAATTTATGTTTTGGCATTGATGATAACGCTCTTTAGTGTTCTCACTGAGAGATCCGATGGTGCTGCCGAACGGCGCCCGGTTGATGTTCCTCGGCACCAACGTGCGCACCGCGCAGAGCTACACCGGCAATCTGTATCTTGATGAGTATTTCTGGATACCGAAGTTTCAGGAGCTGCGCAAAGTCGCCAGCGGGATGTCGCTGCACAAGCGGTGGCGTACCACCTACTTTTCCACGCCGTCGAGTCTGGCGCACTCCGCTTATCCGTTCTGGTCGGGGGAACTGTTCAACAAAGGCCGCCGCAGTAAAGCCGATCACGTTCAGCTCGACCTCAGCCACAGCCACCTGTCAAAAGGCGTGCTGTGCGGTGATGGCCAATGGCGCCAGATTGTCACGGTTGAGGACGCGCTGACCGGCGGCTGTAACCTGTTCGACCTCGATCAGCTGTCGCTCGAATACAGCCCGGCAGAGTATCAGAACCTGCTGATGTGTGAATTTGTGGACGATACCGCGTCGGTATTCCCGTTCGCCGAGCTGCAAGGCTGCATGGTCGATGCGCTGGAAGAGTGGGAGGACTTCAACCCTTACGCCGTGCGGCCGTTCGGCTATCGCCCGGTGTGGATCGGCTACGACCCATCGGAAGCCAACGGCGGCGACAGCGCCGGGTGCGCGGTGATCGCGCCGCCAATGGTGGCCGGGGGCAAGTTCCGCGTGCTCGAGCGCCACCAGTGGCAGGGCATGAACTTTGCCGATCAGGCCCAAAAGATTAAAGACCTCACCGAAAAATATTGCGTGGAGTACATCGGCATCGATGCGACCACCGTCGGCCAAGGTGTTTTCCAGCTGGTGCGCGAGTTCTTCCCGGCCGCACGGGAAATCAAATACACCCCGGAAATCAAAACCGCCATGGTGCTGAAGGCAAAAGACACCATCGGGCGCGGCTGTCTGGAATACGACACCAGCCACACCGACATCACCGCCGCCTTTATGGCGATCCGCAAAACCATGACCGCCAGCGGCGCGCGCTCCACCTACACCGCCAGCCGCAGCGAAGAAGCCAGCCACGCCGATGTCGCGTGGGCAATCATGCACGCCCTCTTAAACGAACCGCTGACCGCAGGCAGCGGCCACAGCAGCCCGAACATTTTGGAGTTTTACTGATGAGCAAGCGCAAAGGCCGCAAGGCATTTATCCCCCCGGCGCCAGCCCCGACAACAGAGCAGAAGCAGGATTTTGAGGCGTTTACCTTTGGCGAGCCGTCCGCGGTGCTGGATAAGCGGGAAATTCTGGATTACATCGAATGTACGACCAATGGCAAGTGGTACGAGCCGCCGATCTCATTCGACGGGCTGGCGCGCAGCGTGCGCGCCGCCGTGCATCACAGCTCGCCGATGTACGTTAAGCGCAATATTTTAGCGTCAACGTTTATCCCGCACCGGCTGTTAAGTCAGCAGGGGTTTAGCCGCTATGCGTTGGATTATCTGGTGTTCGGCAACGCCTATTTAGAGGAGCGTCAAAACATGCTCGGTGCCCCGCTGCAGCTGAAATCCTCCCCGGCCAAGTACACACGGCGCGGTGTGGAGCGCGGGGCTTACTGGTTTGTGCAGGACTGGAAAGAGGCGCACCGCTTCAAGACCGACAGCGTTTTTCACCTGATTGAGCCGGACATCAATCAGGAACTGTACGGCCTGCCTGAGTACCTCAGCGCGCTTAACTCCGCCTGGCTGAACGAGGCGGCGACGCTGTTCCGCCGTAAGTATTACCAGAACGGGGCGCACGCCGGTTACATCCTGTATATGACCGACGCCGCGCAAAGTACAAGCGACGTTGACAGAATGCGCCAAGCCATGCGTGACACCAAGGGCTTAGGGAATTTCCGCAATTTGTTTATGTACGCCCCGAACGGCAAGCCGGACGGCATTAAGATTTTGCCGCTGTCCGAGGTCGCCACCAAAGACGACTTTTTCAACATCAAGAACGCCAGCCGCGACGATCTGCTAAGCGCGCACCGCGTACCGCCGCAGATGATGGGGATTATCCCGAACAATACCGGCGGCTTCGGGGACGTGAAAAAGGCCGCTCAGGTGTTTGTGCGCAACGAGCTAACGCCGCTGCAAGAACGCATGAAGGAGGTGAACGACTGGATCGGGGAAGAAGTGATTAGATTCACGCCGTATGAGTTGCCGACCGAATAAGTAAAAAGCCGCCAGTGATTGATCGCCTAATACTTTTCAAGAATGGCCTGAAGAATCTATATATTTTACACTGTTAAACTTAAAAAGTGGTAACATACTAATAAAAACCATCCACATTTTAAGTGAGCACATATAAAACAATCTCACCACAGACATATAAGATTCTACAGGCCAGTGTAATTATTTAACAAGAATGGTGCATGCCACCCAGTCATAACTTGGATGAAAGATAATTTTCAACCAAACCACAATAGGCTTTCAACTGTCCTTGCGCATTAACAAGCATGTACTCACCTAATAAACGTCTAATTTCAGATTTAGTACGTCGCTTTCCCGTTTTACATGAAAGTTGTAAACGTACCCATTGAAGAACACCTAGCCGATTCTCCACAAGCCGCGCCTTATTAAGATTCAATACAGTGTCGATTTGCTCTGAGAACTCCTTGTCTGTTGAATATATATTCCCTTGCCCACCGTATACTATAATTGTATTAATCCTATCTTGTAGGCGACTGGGATTAAATTTAAGTGGCTTATTTCCCTTTCGGCTGTCACATGTCTGGTTTACAAACCTCTCTCCTTCATCCCCCTTGCAACAACCTAGCAAGTTTGAATAATCAAGTTGACGCATTGGATTATCTGCCTGGCATGCCCAATGTTCAACCTTCATATTATTAATCGTTATTCTACTCATACAGTAAGCACAAAGATGACCTTGCTCTTGTAGCAAAGACAATCGAATCGAATCCTTTACAGGAGTGAAATTATGCCCGTCATACCCACCTCCTGCTGCACGATAATTGGTAAGCAAACGCGGCTCCCCGCCTTTATGTATAAATCTCATTCCTCATCCCACCCATGCATTTCAATATCAATTTTAGCACTAATTAGCTCAGGGATTTCGCCATTAAGTTCTTCTTCCAAAGCAGAAATTTCGTCCTGTGCTTTATCAAGATCACCCTCGGTAATTAGACTAAACACCCCATTAATTCGCCTCTGAATCTCAGGTGAACGGTCTAAGTACAGCTCACCAGTTCTCATTATTTCATTGAGAACTTGATTTGATGTTAAACCATAAGATTGCTTAGGAGATGAGCAATTAAAACGACCATCATCACCCCTCCCGAGAATAAACACCTGATTTGGCATCACCTCGCTTACAATTTGAGGGGAATGTGTGGAAACAATAAATTGACAATTCGGGAAAACAGCACTCAGCTTATTCAGTATACTGCGCTGCCATTCGGGATGAAGATGTAAATCAACTTCATCAATAAGAATAACACCTGGTGTAAGCAGCGGATTTTCAGACAATGGATTAAGCACCATCATCCGCCTACAAATATCAAGAACCAGAGCAAGTAAAGACTTTTCCCCTTGAGAGAGCTGGATTACATTAATCTTTTTTTTGTTTTTCTCAACAGAAATATGTAGCGTAGGTTTCAACTCAATTTTAAGATTTTCGAAATCCTCCATAAATAATGACACAGCATTATTTATTAATTCTTGCATTTTTTTGGCGCCACTACTCCCTTCTATATCCTGATTTTTCTTGATGTTATTAATTATATCATTCAGTATGTTACGAGACTTTTCATCTGTTTCCGCTAACTTTTCAAGTGACGAAAGCACAGAAGAATCAATTTGGCCGGTACTTTCATGCTTAACCAAATCATCAAGACGCTTATACCAACGAAAGAAACTTTTAAAATCAGCCTTGCCAACAAGGGCATTGGCATATCCATCAAAACGATTAGAAAGCTCTGTGGAAGAAGTTTCATCAAAATCAGCTATATCTTTTGAATTTATATCGGTAGCTCGCATTACACCGTAGTACGCTAAAATGGGGAGTTCGAAACTTGCATCTTTTTCACAAGCTAACTTATATAAATGTCCCAACTTGGTGAAATCAGCGTAAAAACTTTTCTTATTTGCTACACTTCCATCTTCAACTTCACACAATTCGAGAGTTGAGCTATATTTTTTGTTGATTTTAATTTTTGCTATGATTGAACTATAACCATCATTATTCTCAATGGTTATATCTGCCTTATCAATATCCTTCGCTTTCCCACCTTTGTGAACAATGCGCAGAATCAGCCAACTAAGGCTTTGTGAAATAGCATCTAGAACTGTAGTTTTACCCGCTCCATTATTACCGACAAGCACCTGTATTTTATTGTCTGTTAGTGCTAGATTCAGACGATCTACTATTCTAAAATTAATGATTGATAATTGAGAAAGCTCAATCCTCTGACTCTTAAACTTCTCCAATGCTAAACTGAGATACTCTTCTGCTTTATTAGTATCCTTTTCCAAAAAGCGTCCACTACTGTAATTTACATATAATTCATAAGCCGCATTGATATCTCCTCTTTGAGACCGCAAGATGAGGTTACTAAACTTATTATTCATTCTCGATTCCATCTTCCTTCCTCAACTTTAAAAGTTCCAAAATAGTCTCTTGAGAGTATTTCTTCGACAACCTTGTTCTAAATTCTGGCTCAATATAAATAGCGAATGACAATAGCCCCTGAAGATAGTAAGCCATATCAGGTTCAAGTATGCCCAAAGTATACTTATGGATCAAAGAAGAAATAAATCTTTTTCGCTCTCGCCCTACTGATAATCCACCTTGAGTAGTCAATGTCACTCCAGTTACATGACGATTGTGAGCTCGAGAAGTGAAAATAGTCTTACGTTCATTCAATGTTATTCTATTATGATAATTCTTATTTAGGAATACTCTCACTTCATCGGGTAAAGAGAATAAGGAATTTTTATGATGCGTTGAGAATGTAAGATCATCAGCATAACGGGTGTAAACAATTCCACGCTTTTCACAACGCCTACTAAACTCTTCATCAAAAAAATACATAATAATGTTTGATACAAGCGGAGAGCTCGGAGCGCCAACGCTCAAGGAAAGCCTACCTGACTGACTCTTGGCTTTATTCCAAAATAAGCCTTTTGTGAAAACTCTCTTCTCCGCAGTAGATAGATCATACCCATTCCAAACACATGCCATGAAAAATAGCTCAGGAGTAATGCTATTAAAAAAATCGGTAAAGTCTAATTTGAGCAGATAAGGATTACCAGAATGCATTGCTGCATTGTGTTTAATTCCAAAACCTTTTTTATAGGCTACAGCACTCGAATGTATTAGAAAATTGGATTCCAATATATTAATTAGATTATGCTGGAAATCCTTAAGCTCACCTGATGGCTGCGCAATGACTCTCTCCCCACCATTACGTTTGGGGATGCTATAAACCTTATATCGGTTAGGTGCGTTGTAAAGGAAGTTGTCGATTTGTCTGCGATTACGTGACTGAATTTCGGTCAGTTTAGCATATAGATGAAGACGCATCCTAAAACCCTAGAAATCATATGGATACAAGGAAAAATGTGGCAAACTGACAACTCAGTTTGCCACAGCCCTTTACTTAAGGATGCGGTATTCGTTCTCCGCAGCCGCGAAGGTTTCGAGCGGCTGCGGAGAACGAATACCGCAACCACGAAACTTTACAATAAGTTAGAGTCTGGCTAATCGCCCGACTAGACGTAAACGTCTGAACGCTAAAGGACCCCAACAGTCTACTGTATCGGACACAGCACATCAACGCCCTACAAAGCATTATAAATATCTGTAGCAAGAATGTGCCTACTGACCTATGTCCCATGAATTGATACTCGATACTTCCGCTACCAGCGCAAAGCTAACTGTCATTGTATCGTCTGAAAGACGCCGCTATCGTTTTAGATTCGAAACAGTCTCATAGTTTATGCCCGGTGATAAATCTCCCTGAATGGACGCTGGCAGCCATTTTGAAAGGGGTTCAACACGGCTTGCGCGCAATGCTATCCCCGCCTCGCCTGCGCGCTTTATGTGTCGCTTTTAATGCAGTTGCATGATCCGGCGCGATCCGCGCCAGTGCTGGCGCTGCGGGGGTAAAAATAACACCGGATCATCATGCAATTTCATGCACTCTATGCATGCATGGGCTATCAGCAGAGAAAAAGGTATGTATTGTGCTGATAACGCCCCTCGTCAATCAGCCTGAAAACGTGGCCGGACTGGTGCTTGATGTAGTAATTCGCCTCTTCAGGCGTTAGGTGTGTGCCGAGCCGGTTTGCGGCGTGAATGAAATCAACGGTCTTTATGCGGCGGCCCTTGCCGTTCTCGTTGAAGTTCAGCGCCTCCATAAACGCCCCGGCTAAGTTTAAATCTCGTCTCATACGTCACCTATGGATTAAGAGATCGCGGCAAGCTGCCTGATCACTTCTGCTTTTTCAGGGGCAATGCTGGTTTTCATCTCCCCCGCCAGTTCTGAAATCCATATCAGTGCAATGTCTTTGTCTTTCGCTTGGCTCTCATAACAAACCCCCAGACGGGCGATGAGTTCAATTCTTTCTAAAACAACCACTTCATCCACTGCTTGCACCCTTTCCCTCCGATGCTTAATTACTGTATGCATATACAGTATATGCCTATCGAATTTAATTGCGCAAGAAATTATTGGAAGCCCGCCCAATCGTTAACCGCCGGATAGTGCATTGAAATATCACCAAATTTGACTTTAGCGCCGCGCGCCAGTGCCTCAAGTTCCCATCGCGTCGGCTCTATGCCGTGTAGTGCCAGCTCTGAGTAAATTTTGGATACGCGATCGCGCTCGGCAGTGGTCAATCTGGCCGATGCAGCAGGCTCTATACGCTTATATGGGTCAATTCCTCTTTGCTGCCTGTTTATCTGTGGGGCATTTGCCCGTAAACGCGTCATAACAGACCGTGCAACGGTCATGTCATCCCAGTCAATCTGGGTTTCCGGTGCATGTTCCATCACCGCCACGGCCTCTACAGTCCCCCCATCCTGCGCATTTTCGGCGCCACCGCTGCCGACCAACCCACAGTTATTGACAGGACTCCGAGGCGCGCCGGAGGCGCTTTTCAAAGTCAAAGGCTCAACGGCAACGGCTTTAGCGACGATGCGCCATTGCGTGGTGCGGGTTTCATAAACGCGATCGGCGCCGATGTGCGGGGCAAAAATCCCCGCGATTTTCTGCACTTCTTCGTCATAGGCGTTGCGTTCGTCGGCAACCCGGCGGGCTACACGCACAGTCTGATCGTCACGGGCAACGTTAGGGCCACCCTGTGCCAGAATGTAAGCTGCAAAGTCACCGGCATCAGCAGCAGCGCGCACCGCCTCAACGGTTTCGTCAAACTCATCGGCCAGACTGACAGAGCGGATCTTGCGGCACTCACGCCATGCGCCGCGCGACGGCAGGCCGATAAAGTGGAATTGAGGGATACGCCATGTTGACGCCCACGCGGTGACGGCGGCCGCCGTATCAGTCAACAGCTCGCCGGTTTCATGATCGCGTTCGCCGTCCAGCGCGTAGCCGTCGATGTTTTTTGCAATGTATTTGGCGATATAGCCCGCCGCACCGCCTTTGTTCAGGTGCTTGCAGTCAAACCGGTTTTTGGCGGCGCCGCGCTCGTCCCCATCTTCAGCCATGGCATAACGGCGCATGATGTCGATCACCTGCTGGCGCTGTTTTTTGGAGGTAAACAGCATCATATGCCAGTGCGGCGTCGCATCATGGTGCGGTTCGACAACGCGCACGCCGTAGACCTGCAGGCCCGCATCTTTAAACGCTGTGCGGATCTTGCTAAACAGCTTCACAAGATAGCGCTGGCCGTCTTTTGGCGTGTAGGCTTCATCGTCCCACTTGTGGTTAAAATGCACCTTCGGGCTGTTCTTGCCGACGGCGCGCGTCGGGTGATATTTGGATGGGGTGGTGATGGTGATAAACATCCCTTTATCGCCACGGATAGCGGCGGCCTGCTCAACACCGGCGATCATCGCCATTAACTCCATACGACGAATTTCCGGGTTAGAGATGCTTGCCATCACCTTGTCGATGAGGCTGAAGCGTTCGCCGGTTTCGACGTTCTCAAGCTCGCGGCTGTTCAGATAATCAAAATTGGACTGTCGGCGCGCTTTCACATCGCGGATTGCCTGCCGACTGGCGTAGGACGACGCCCCACGGTTCACATTGCCAACGGCGATCAACAACGCCTCGCGCCATTGCGTGCGCTGGGCTTTCAACTGGCGCTCCCACCACTCGGAATTAACCAACCGTGACAGACTGGCAATAGCTGACCGGGCATCCAGCTTGCCTTTGCGGTATTTGCGCCAGTGCATCGGGGTGATGTTGAAGGCGCGCGCCATACCGGCAATGCAGCCATAAAATTCTGATTGGGTGGCATCTTCGAAAAGCCCGGCATTGTCGCCGCCGTTCTCCGCCACAAACTCATCGCAGTAATCTTCGTAATTCTGCAGAAGTTGACCGGCCACCCGATCGGCAAGGCGGCGTAACTCTTTGTCATCCATGCCGGGCAGAGCTGCGTAGTTATCGACTTCAGCAGAAAACCGCATTGACGCGGCAAGGTTCATCGCGTTCTTGGCGCTCACCGTTTGCAGGCGCGGCCAGATGCGGCGATCGAACTGGAATACCAGCCATTTGTTGGCGTCGTGCAGCCCTTTGCTCTTGAGCAAGTTGGTGTAACGCGTCAGGAACATGGCGCTGAGGAAGCGCGGCAGGCGGCGGATATTGGTTAAAACAGCTTGCCCCTGAGCGAGTTCCTCACGGGTAAGCGGTCTTACCGGCCCGGCAACAGCCGGGCGCGGTTCATTCCATGGGTAAGCGTAGGCGGTAGCCGCTTGGCTCATTGAACTTTTTCACCGTTAGAGTAAGCACAATTACCGCAATAGCGCTCATTGCAGCTAAAACAATTATCATTATTCATTTCTAATTTTTTCATAGTCTGCACAACGCCGACCCTCGCCACATCGATAAGAATCTTTGCGTCACGCAGCATTTTATTTAGTTTAATAACCTCATTTTCTGCAGTAATCGCGCGTGCGCCTGCTTTAGAGAGCGCACCCTCCAACTCCTTCCTGATATGTAATTGGTTCCGAATATCCACATCATATTTATGCGAAATTTGTTGAAGACCGTTTTCAGCAATAATTGCTCGATTACGTAGCTTGATATTTTCAAGGACAATATCTGCTACAGCTTTTTCGACAAACTGAACTCCATCAAAATGAATAATCATAATATCCCTTAATCGTAATTTTGGTTTTCTGGTCTGCGTGCAAATTCTGAATCACTCAAATCAGCCGCAATAAAATGACCTGCCAGCAACGCCAGCAAGCCGAACAAAATAGAGAACTCCGTCATGCCTTCCCCGCGTATAGGTGACTTTGCGTCTCGCGGATCTGCTGACAGCTTACGCATGTATCAACGCCGGGAACGGCAGCGCGGCGTGCGGCAGGAATCGGAGCGTCACATTCTTCGCAAACGAAAGCAGAAGGCAGCGCGGAGGATTTGCGAGCATTGGTAATCTGCGCCTCCAATACCAGCGCTTGCCGCTCCTGTTCGTAGTCCATCAAGTCGGCCATTAGTGCAGCTCCTGCGCTTGATGCTCGATGGCTTCAGCCTCTTGGCGGAGCAGCTCAACAGCTTCAATAGCCGTTAAACCGTTCTTAGAGATATGTGCAGCCAAACGCACCAGACGAGCAGCGGCGAGATCGGCTTGATTCTTACGCTCATCAAGGCGGGCGTGGTCAAGCAACACAGCCACCTGTGAAATATCGCTACCTTGCTTTGCCGGGTCTAAACCCATAAAAATCACATTCGACATGTTTAATCCTTATTTCAGACAAAGCGATGCCCGGCGGGTTAACGCCAGAATTACGCAATGCGGTTAATTAACGTTTAATTCGCAATCATCATCACTGATAAATCGCGGCAAGGTTTTTGATAAATCAATCAGGTCATTCAGCGCCCACACAATTTGTTTACGCTCTGAATAACTAATTTCTGCAAACTTCATTTTTATATGCCGCTCTTTCAGCCCGGCATGAAAACAAACAGTTCTGCGGATATGTTCCGGCGACTTATCAAAAGCCTCTTTCGCCTGATTCCGCTTATGCGAGAACAGCTCACGCTTAATCTGTGAAATGCGCTTAATACCGATCGCTTTTTGTGTTTCAGTAGCCAAAAACATGACAGCCCCAATTAACGGCAAAACAAACGGCGCAGCGGTGAAACAGGCTTAGCCGTTGACAGGCCACGCAGTAAGGCTGCCTGATCGTGACATGGGCGCCAGCGCTTTCCGCCCGGCAGTTCAATAAAACCGTGTTCAAAATGCCGCGACGGGCTTTGTTGCTTCAATAGCGGGGCTATAGATATAGGTATATATTTTCCCTCCTAATTAATCCATTCTCAACAGTCCACAATGTAGGCAGTTGAGAATGAAAGCCGGGTTTTAGCCATGCCCGGCACATGGTTGCTGTGGTAGGATCGAATCGCCAAAAACAACCAACAATCCACAGAGGTATTCACTGATGAAAAAAAACACCGTCACTGTACATCCAGAAAAAATTTCCTTTGGAGCATTGCAAAGCGAAGACCATTTTCATGTAAGTTTTTTATTGAACTCTGATATTAATCTCAGAGCGGGTGAAGCTGTTTCTTTCCAGCTTAGCCGTGAGCAAGCAGAAGAATTTCTGGCCGGTGTAGATGACGCATTAAAACACATAGCTAAATAAAAATTACTTGCGCCGGGACTGACCTTTATTATTTGTATCCCGGCGAATTTCCTTCGACTGCTTTCACTACATTGATAATTTCATTTTCAGTAAATCGAGGTAAACTGAAATCACTTTCAAACCCATAACAAACAACCCCAATTTTAACGCTATTTTTATATACGCACCTTGAGTAAACACGCATGTTTTTATTACTAACAATTTCAATGGTAGCAATCAGTCCTAAATCACCGAAGGCATAAACATCATCAGTCTGTTCTTTTTTTTCTATAGCCATGGAAATTTTCTCTGCTGTTTTATTCATGTTTAATTCTTTTCTCATTTATGGTTTCAAGCCAATCCCGCCCACCGATAACATCTACGGTTGTGGCTAGAGCCGGATTGGATTGAATACGATTTTGAACGGTCAGGCCGATTAGCGACAAATGACGGATCGCCGTGTTAACGCTATCGAGTAGAGCGGATTTACGAGATGCCGTTTTGTGATCGCCTTCTACCGCCGCCGCCGCAACTGAACCTACTGCCGCTGTTGCTTTCAGCGCGTATGTAGATATGTTGCCAGAGCATGCCTCATTAACTGGCACTGAAGGCAAACAGTTCAACTGTGCCAACAAGGCATCTACTAAGCTGGAATCTTCCGTTGCATCAGTGATTGCCAACAGTTCGGTGCAACTCAGCTGATGCGGTTGTTCTGGGTTCAGCTTGTTGCGAAGTATCTGAGGCTTCATTTCAATCTGCTCAGCAACGCGTACAAGGTTTTGCCGAACTGCAAACTGGCGACACGCCATCTCAAAATGTGGATGTTTCGAAACTTCAAAATCAAACATTCCTCTCCCCTTTTGCGTCTGGCAACATCTCAAACAGTTACTGTAAATTCACATTCCGAGAGTGCATTAAGCGTAAGCTTCACCATGTTGATGAGAAATTTCTCCCGTTTTGCACCAGTACCCAAGCGGTGACGGTATGATGACAAACGCCCATCAGCGAGCATGTCATCAACTGTATTCTTAGATAACCATGTGAGTTCACAGTACTTTTCTATAGTTACGTGCGGTGTAGGAACCGTGATTGAAATGTTTTTACGCATAGTGCAAGATCCTCCGATGACCTGTGGCGGGTCGCGTTAAGTGGTGATAAGCGGTTACAAGGGTGTTCCCTTCCAAATTGGAAGTGAATTTAATGCCACAAAATGACAATGTAAATTCAAAAATTGGCAAAATGGAAGTTTATGGAATTCAATCAAGATGCAAAAGCTGCTATCGAAAGGATGGTAAAGGCCTACGGAGTCAAGACTAAACTAGCTTTGTGTGAGGCCTTAGGCATCACGGCGAGTGCTCTTGCGAACAGGCAAAATCGCAACGCTTTTCCTGCAGAGTACGTTTTGAAGTGCGCCTTAGATACAGGTGCTTCTGTACGTTGGTTAACGTATGGTCATGGCGACATGTTTGAACAAACGGTGGTTTCGGCTCCGAATGCATTAGCGGTTCCTAGCAAAAAACTTGCCGCCAGAAAGTTGCATGAGGGGGATACTCTTTTATTAGATAAAAACTTTCTCCCTGAAAACATAAAAAATCCGATTGTAGTCATTGACGGATCAACTCAATACATAGCAACGCGTGCATATGCTGAAATCTATGATGGTACATGGTTGGTCGACATTGATGGTGATATAAGCATCCGCGAATTGGTTCGCATACCGGGAAATAAAGTAAATGTATCAAATAAAAATCACTCATTTGATTGCCCAGTAGAAGAATTAAGTGTAGTAGCAAGAGTAATCACCATTTGCAGTCCCACATAAAATAAGGACTTTCACTTGAAGACTACTGAATGGGAATTTATAGACGAAATTCAGAATAATTATAAAAACCTCGTAAGGAGTGATTTTGTAAATGCAAAAATTTCTTCTTACACTCTAAATCGTGATGAAGATCTAGAATTAATGAGTGAATTCACTTATCAAGATTCTGCAAAAAATTTGCACTCGCAACTAAACGAAAACAGAAAAAAACACCCTGTAGGGACTGTTAGAATAGAAGAATCAGAAATAGAATTAGCTAGTAATTATCTCACTGACAGAAAAGTAATATTCACAGGTGTTTCATCCAATGGTTATTCAATAATAACCTCAACCAATGGAACCTGTGAGCTCAAAGAAACCTATAAGATAAATACAATAAAAAGTGATTATAAAAACCAAAAGGAAACAGAATTTCTAATTGAGTGGGTAGCAAACCTAAACATCTCTCAATACATATGGCCCGACTCAATAACAACCAAAAAACAAACCAAGACAACAAAAACATTCTCTAGTAAAACTCATTCTATATTACTCTCAGATGATAAAGAAACAAATGGTTCTTCAAGTAAATGCTGCCATATAAACATCCAAGGATTTAACATATACTTTGGCATCGCGGACAACGGGAAATTAAATAAGTCACAAAACCCAGGATTTATTTTTTATGAAGGTAATCCTGAAGAGAAGTTAAGAATTAAAATTCGCCATGCACTATCATTTATCATTGGTAGTAATATTTTATACTTAGGTCACTCCGAACTAGACAAAGATTTATATATCGTAGGCTTTGAAGCACACACGCCAAACTCTATGGGTGGCCTATTCATACAAAATCAACACCCCCCCTCTTCTCGTTTAATGAGTAGTGAGTCACGCCATTACTTTGCAGATAGCAGCATAATAAATGAGATGGTGAATAATTTCGTGTTAAATTACGACACATATGATTTAAATCACATATTATGGCTGTATTGGCATGCAGTGATAGCACCAGCACACCTTAAAGCCGTTTGTTTTGGTGCTGTTTTAGAATTTACTCAAAAAACACTAATTGATAAAGAAAGTGTTAACTTTAAAAAATCATTAATAGATAAAAAAGACTGGAAGCTTATCGCCAATGAGTTTCGTGAAATCATAAACCGCCACGGAAACATTGATGAAACCAGTAAAAAAGTCCTACTAAACAAAATTTCAAACTTAAACTCAACACCACAAAGCATATTAACGGAGAAGTTTTTCGAGTTATTAGGTTTAAAACTCAGTGATAAAGAGCTTAAATCCTATACACGTAGAAATGATGCGGCACATGGGAACAAAACACCTGATAATGATTTCATTTCTTTAATTAGGGATAGCAAACTACTTCATATTCTATGTAATCGAGTGCTAATAAGAATATTAGCATTGGCTGATAACTATACCGATTTCTATACAATTGGGCATCCTTATAGGGAATTATCAGAACCAGTCAGTGAGTAATTTATACATTTCTTTGTATAAGAAATTAGAATCAAACATTGACCACTGTAATTACATACAGTTAAATATACCCCACTTTCAAGAGGGGTTACAATGGCAGTTCGGAAACAATCATCCGGTAAGTGGTTATGTGAGTGCTACCCTGCTGGCCGCGAAGGTCGCAGGGTACGTAAGCAGTTCGCAACCAAAGGTGAAGCCTTAGCGTTTGAACGCTTCACTATGGAGCAGGTAGACAATAAGCCGTGGTTAGGCGAAGCGATCGATCGCCGCAAGCTGAGCGATATCGCCAAACTTTGGTACAACCTGCACGGCCAATCCCTCACCGCTGGTGAACGTACCTACAAAAAACTATGCCTTGTCATTGAAGCTCTGGGCGATCCCCCTGCTACCACCTTCACCGCAAAAGACTTCGCGCATTATCGTGATAAGCGCCTGTCCGGTGAAATCTACTTTTCCGAGAAGTGGAAGAGCGGCGCAGAACCAGTCACCGTCAATCTTGAACAAAGCTATCTAAGCGGCATGTTCAGCGAGCTAGCGCGGCTAGGCGAATGGAACCAGCCTAACCCGCTAGAGAACATGCGCAAGTTTACCATTGCGGAAAAGGAAATGGCGTGGCTGACGCACTCACAAATCACAGAGTTGTTCGCAGCCTGTAGCAAAGGCGATACTGATTTGCCGCTTGTGGTCGAGGTATGTCTTAGCACCGGCGCACGTTGGCGGGAAGCGGAAAACCTCACCCGGTCACAGGTAACGCCCCATAAAATTACGTTCATCCGCACCAAAGGCAAAAAGAACCGCAGCGTTCCGATCAGTAAAGCGCTGTACAAAAAGTTGATAACGCGGAGCGATGATCGCCTATTCAGCGAATGCTATTTTCGCTTTATGACGGCGCTAGAAAACACCAGCATTCAATTGCCCAAAGGCCAACTGACCCATGTGTTACGCCATACCTTTGCGGCGCACTTTATGATGTCTGGCGGTAACATACTGGTATTACAACGCATCCTCGGCCACCATGATATCAAGATGACAATGCGTTATGCTCATCTGGCATCAGACCATCTTGAAACAGCCCTGTGCTTTAATCCATTAGCAACTATGCCAGTAATGTAGATTGAACGTAGTGCTATAAAGCCTTAACATACACGAAAAATACTCATGCAAGGTTATGCTATATGCTCAAATATATTAATAGACACGGACACATCCCTATCCACGACTTTAGTTTTAATCTCATGTTACTACATGGGTTTATCAATCAAACCGAAGATTCAATAAGAGATAGCATAATTAAATACAAAAATGAAGGACCTGAAACTTTTGTTGTAGAAGAACATCCCGAAGATAATATTTACATAGCCATTGATAGTTACATGGGAATTGACGAACAAGCAGTTGACCTTGATGATATATTCAAGAAATACTATCCAAGTATAATGAGGCGCTCTGCCCTTTTAACTATCGTTGGATTATTAGAACACGAAATTGAGAAATTTTGTCACAGCTATTCGAAAAGACACGACACAGATATTAGTCTTACTGACTTAAAGGGAACAGGCTTTGAAAGAGGACACCTATTTTTGAAAAAGATTGTCGGCCTGAAGCAATCTAAAGCTTACTCAGAAGTACAGCGAATTATTAAATTAAGGAACACGTGTGCTCATAATGATGCTCGTTTAGTGAATAATGACGGCCAACCAATTAAAGAAATATTTATGCTACTGGAGCAGTATCCAGACATTATTGAGAGGGATGGAAATCAAGTTATGTTTCATGAAGGTGCTTTACTTGCGTTTCTAAGCACCTTCGCAGCTTACATCAAAGAAATAGAAACCATAATTAACCCCCCTCATCAGAAAAAGAAACTCTTTCCTTAATGGCGACAAAGTGGCGACAGCGGTTGGTACTCCCCCGTAGTCGCCACTCTTCATCACGAATCTAACTTATTGATTATACTAAAAGTTATTGTTTTTTTCGAATCCGTTTACATAATCGGTTTTTTTGTTGCCTGAAACAGACTCCGATGGCCGCTGTCACTTACCTCGCCGTCAGGCATAAAGCATCCTATCTTTGAGCGTTGACGCCAGCATCCATTTCAATGCGCCGGTTTCAACGTAGAAACTCTGCTTGTGGGTTCACCACTGTTCGGTGGTGCCAAAAACGGTTGTTAACAGCACCACTCTCGTCACCACCGGCTGGGTGCTCTTTGGTGGCACATCCCATCATCTTCCTGTATGCCATCACGTCATGGTACAGCTCTGGAGGAAGGCCGGCATTGTCCCCCATGAAAGTCGAGGCTAACTAATTCACCTGTTTTATTTTTTCTTTAATTTTAGTTAGCTTTTTTATGTACGCATTGCTCTTATCCCCTTTGGCTATTTCCGCAGAAATCAGAGAGAGGAAGCTGTCATTAAAATCATCTTTGGCTAAGGGGTTAGCGCCATGAGCCAAAAGAACCTCAATGTGCTCTGGGCAACTGTTATACAGCGCATTAATTAATGGCGTTCTGTTCATAGCCCCTTTGATATTAACATCAGCTTTGTACGCAATCAGCACCTTTAATGTTTCGGTATTCTTCGCTTCAAAACTTTCAAAAATAATAGGTTGATTATGAATCTTATCTCTGGCATTTGGAGAGAGCCCGCCCTCCAACATAGCTTGTATCCATACACCTTTATTCGCCTTCATAACAAATTCAGCGGGGCTACTTCTCCCTTCCGGCCTAGGCTGCAGTGGGTCTGCCCCCGCCTTGACCAAATCTGTAATGATCTTGAGCCGCTCTGGCGTGTTCTTGTCAAAGATAGCGTTATTTATCGCCCAGAATAACAACGTCATCTCCGCCTTGGCCGGCCGATTTAACGTTTCTTTGCTTACCGTCGGTAAAACCTTATCCAGCTTTTGCCTGTCACCCTCGTAGATGATCTTGGCGATGTCCAGCTGCTTTCCTTCAAAGTAATCCTGTGGCTGTAGATCCCTACCTTGTTCGCATCCCTGCATCATGAGCATCGACAGCAACATGATAATGATAAGAGCGCTGTGCCTCATGCCATCTCCATTTTTAACATAACCACGGCCCAACTTTGCTTTATTACCGTCTCAGTATCCCTCTGCACCCTTGGGATACTGAGAACGGCTTATTTACTGACAGGAGCAGGCGGCCATTTCCCGCCACGCTTAATTAGCTCGTCTCTGATGCGTTCAAGAGACTCTTTCGCCTCACTGCCGTCCTGACTCCTATTAATCAGCCGTTGCAGCTGATTGCCCATCGTCCAACCCGAGTTGCCTCTTATATCGCTATCGGCGCCTTTTTCTAATAGAAGAATGACGTGGTCATAGGAGTGATAGTCTAAAGCATCGATGAGTAACGTATCACCCAGTGAATTTCTTATATTTATATCAGCACCATGCTCCAACATGACCTCTAATGTTTCTGTGTTTTTTGCAAAGATGCTATTAAATATAATGGGTTGATTATGAACCTTATCCCTAACATTTGGAGAAAGTCCGCCCTCTAACATAGCCTGTATCCAGATGCCTTTATCCGCCTTCATAACAAACTCAGCGGGGCTACCTGGCGTGTTGGGTTGAGGCTGTAAAGGATCTGCGCCGGCTTTTACCAAATCAGTGATAATTTTCAGCCTTTCAGGTGTGGTTTTATCATAGATGGCATTGTTTATTGCCCAGAACAATAAGGTCATTTCTTCCTTAGCTGGACGATTTAAGATCTCTTTGTTTACTGATGACAACAGTTTATCCAACTGCGGCCTATCACCATCATAGATGGCTTTGGCAATGTCCAATTGCTGACCGTCAAAATAATCCTGCGGTTGTAAATCCATACCTTGTTTGCACCCTTGCATGATGAGCGTAGACACTACCATCGTGATAATGAGAATAAGCTTTTTCAT